GCTAGATAGATGGAATGATGTCGTTCCGCGTATTGGTAATGGTATGAATGGCTGGCGTAAAATGAAACTCTGTTTCTTTGAGTCAGTTGCATACTATTATTATCATAATCAGGCAGATTCAGCATATGCAATTTCAGTAGCTAATAAGGCCAAGCAATTATCAGATAGTTATAATGTAACCTGCGGCTTTGGCAACGGAGTGCCAGATACATTATGAGAACTAATCAGAAAGTTTCAATCACAGTATTTTTAATTGGGTTAGCTGCATTCTTTTATTTTGGTAGTGAGATGCTAGCTAATCATACCAATTGGAATGAATTTAAAACTCCTGCGGGTGTTGGTGAAATCTTCGGATTGTTGTCATCGGTAACTGCTGTAATTGCTGGTGCCTTGGGAATTGATGTCCCATCGTTACTTACCAGTATGAGGAAGAAATAACATGAAATGGCTTGATGCGCTTAAAGCTATTGCTCCTTTAGTTCTCAGCTCGATTCCTGAGACTCGACAGTATGTTCCGTTAATTATTCGCGGTATCGAAGTTGCTGAAGGAACTAAAGCACCTGGCAAGGAAAAGAAAGCAATCGCCAAGGAGATTGTTGATTTAGGTGCGCGGGTTACTAATGAAGTTACAAAGAAAGAAGTAATTGATCCGGTTCGTGCGGTATTGATTGCAGATCAGTCTATTGATCTTGTAATCGAGGCAACTAACAAATTAGCTGGTTCAAAGCCATAACATGTTGCTTAAGAATGACGAAGGTAGTTTTATTTGGAAGCCTTCGTTAAAACAAGAACGATTCCTATCTATTCCACTGGGGGTAAAGGAAGCGTTCTATGCGGGCGCTGTTATGGCGGGTAAGTCTGACGTTCTTCTTATGTATCCTCTTGTTCACGGGTGGCATAATCACCCGCAATTTAAGGGGTTATTTCTCAGAAGAACAATGCCCGAACTTAGATTAGAGATTATTCCACGCGCGAAAGAATACTTTAAGCCTTTTGGGGCTAAGTATAATAAAACAGAAGGGGTATTCGAATTTCCATCAGGTGCGCTTTATTTTATGGGCCATTGTGAACATGAGGATGATGTTCATAATTACGATTCAATGCAGCCCAATTATGTGGCATTTGATGAGTTAACATCCTTTACTGAATGGATTTACACCTACATTACAATTGAGCGCGTGCGAGTTGTTGAATCATTACGGCACGAATTACCAGCAATTGTTCGAGCGGGAAGTAACCCAGGTAATATTGGTCATCAGTTTGTATATAAGCGATTTATTAAACCATATCCAGACGGGGGTAAAATATTAATTGGCCGCGGTGGAATGAAGCGTATCTTCATTCAAGCAACAATTGATGACAACCCCCATGCGAGCCAGCAGTATAAACAGGAATTAGACGCATTACCTGAAGCTGAGCGGCGCGCTAAAAAGTTAGGTGATTGGTCTGCATATGAAGGTCAGGTATTTGATGAATTACGTGATCGCCATTATCCTGGTGAACCTGAACATGCTTGCCATATTGTAGATGAATTTGAGATTCCAAGTTACTGGCCGCGTATTGTAGCGATTGATTGGGGATATAATGCAATGTGTTCTATTGGTTGGGGTGCAATTGGCCCCGACGATAGATTATACATTTATCGCCATCAGATGTTCCGCGGTGAGAAAATTGAGGAATGGGCGCCAGCAGTAAAGTATTATGTCGATCGCGAAAAGCCACAGGATATAGTGATTTGTCATAGTGCAAATCAAAATCGTGGCGATCCACATACGATTATTGAGCAAGTTTCGGATGCATTAGATCAACCCATTAGACTTGGCGAGAGAGATAGAGTTGCTGGGAAAATCTTATTACACGAATACCTTAGGTGGAAAGAAAAACCTAAACCACCAAAGGAAATTCTACAATACAACCACGAAATGGCCCAATGGCTATTACGGAACAAGGGGTTGGGTGCATATAAGGATTACCTGGCGACGTTTGACCAACAGGATAATGAGGTTCTTCCGCGATTAAGATTTCTTGATAACCCAGATGTTAGGGTTATTGTAGAATCTATTAAGGCGTGCGTCTACGAAAAAACTGATAGAAACGGAAAGAAGAAAGAAGATGTTGCAGAATTTGATGGTGATGATCCTTATGATATGCTTCGGATGTTGCTACATTCTGCTGATATGTTCTTCGGTGTTGCTGCCAAAGCTCAGGAACGACTTAGAAAACAGGCAATTATCGTTGAACAATTCAAAGATACGCAAGATACGACCTCATTTTACCGGAATATGAGGCGGCTTGAATCTGAAATAAATCCGGTTATTAGACCTGTTAGGAGATTTCATGGGCGAAGTTTGGGAAGGAATTAAGATTCGTATTCTTCATTGGCTTGAAATTAAGCCAAAGAACGAATTAAGTTCCCGTGAAATTATTGAATATCTGCAATTAGAAATTGAAAAGGAGCGGCGCGAAAAGCAAAAGCTTCTTGAACTAATTGCTGAATTAAATAAAAAGCCCGTGGAAGAACCAGTTAATTTTATGAGTAACCCCCAACCTATCACTGGTAAGGTTACTCCGTGGCCCCAAAAACGTAAAGAGCTTGAAGAAAATTCTCGTAAAGAACTTGAGCGCAAGAAAGAAGCTGCTCGTTCTCAAGAGATTAGTCAGCTTGAAAAAGAATTGGGAGTTAATTAAATGTCGCAGTTTCCCGGTCAAACACAAGATGGTCGATGGATACCGGGCCACGAACCTAAATGGGGATTACAAATGTCTAATCCATTTGGATTAAATTATGATCAAGTTCGAGCTGATGTAGATAGGGATTTAGCTGGTCAATCCCAGGAACAGCGGGATTATTTTTATAATAAGGCCATTACTCCCGATAAGTTTAGTGACGGTCAGTGGCGCGTCGGTTGGAATGATTATTGGAAAGCAAGGGCTATGAATCCCGGTAGTGATTCAGCAGATCCTAGATTAGCTGGATCACAGGGTATTATTCAGAACCCCGGTCAATATGGATTATCTGATCCAACTGAAGGCCAGGGTAATTTTGGTATGGGCTTCGGGCAATTGCTTCAAATGTTAATGGGTGGAATGAAGAATCAGCAGGGACCAATTAATACCCCATATAAGTATGGTGCCCAAAATCGTGGAAATTTACCAATGACTGGTGGTTGGGGGCAGCGCGGGCCAGGTTTTAATAATGGAGCACAATTACAAGGTGGTCCACCTAGCGATTTCGCGTCTGGTGGTAAATGGGGGCCAAAACCTGGCGCTGGCGCTACTAATTTCGGTATGGGTATGATGCCAATGCCTAATGGTGGTAATCAAGGGGTTCCATTAGCTCAAGGTGGTATGCAACAGCAGCAAATGCCTAGCAAACCAGTTGAAACTCGAAATCCGTTTGGGCCTCAATAATGTCACATCATGATGAAACTGCTGAAGTTTCGGAAGAACTTCAAGCAGCTTTAAAATCAATTATAGATGAATTTGAACGTGAGGATCAAGCCTCGCGCGAAAGACAAATTCGTTTATGGAAAAAGCTTGAATTTTATTGGGCTGGATTTACCCGTGTCTGGTGGGATTCAGTAGCGCATGATTGGCGGGTTTATGATGAGAATTATGCTACTGATAATAATTTCACTGGTTATTACGATAAGCCTATTAATGTATTTCGCGCATATCTTGAGTCGATTATTGCTGCTCTTTCTTCGACCGTTCCAGGTATCAAGTGTATTCCCGATGATGCTGATAATCCCTCTGATCTTCTAACTGCCAAAGGCGGAACGAAGATTGCAGAATTAATCTATAAGCATAATGATGCCCCCCTACTTTGGGTTAAGGCGCTTTGGGTCTATTGCTTGCAGGGGATGGTCGCAGCTTATAACTATACCCTCGAAGATGAGGAATATGGTGTAGTTGAAGTTGGGGAATTTAAAGATGAAGAAATGGAGAGCGAAGTTAGAATTTGTTCTCTATGTAGCGGAGAATTGCCTGAAACAGAATTAAATGAGCGCGAAAAGAATGAATTTGATCCTGAGCAGCATAATGCAGGGATTCAGTTCGAGTTAGCTAACGACCAGGAATTTTGTCCAAATTGCATGGCAATGGTTGATCCCCAAATTGCCAAGCATAAAGTTATTATTGAGAAATTAATTGGAACGACCCGTAAGCCCAAAGCACGTCAATGCATCGAAGTAATGGGGGGACTATATGTTAAGGTTCCCAATTATGCGCGATGCCAGAAAGATATTCCCTATTTAGCATATTGTTACGAAACTCATTATACTAATGTGTTTAGGACTTATCCTGAGCTACGTAAGAAGTATCAGGATCAGAAAATTTCTAGTGCATCGGGAACTGAGCAGTATGAACGGTGGGGAAGATTAAGTCCGCAATATTATGGTGAACAGCCAGTAAATACCCCAACTGTTCGTAATTGGTGGTTAAGGCCATCTGCATTTGAAACTATTGGGGATGATGTTGTTCGCGAAGAATTATTTAAGAAATTCCCAAATGGTTGCAAGGTAGTATTCATTAATGATCAGTTTGCTGAAGCCCGCAATCAGAATTTAGATGATCATTGGACACTTACATTTAACCCATTAAGTGAATATCTTCATTTTGATCCGCTTGGTATGTTGTTAACTCCTGTTCAGGAAATTTCCCAGGATCTAACATCCCTTACCATCCAGACAATTGAACATGGTATTCCACAGGTATTTGCTGATCCCTCAGTGTTAAACTTTG